GCCGCATCTGCATTGCTGAATATGTTTGGTGTTTGGATTGACTGGCCCGATGTGATTGAAGTTAATACTGGTAATATCGGACAACAGGAATTTATATATCAAAAAAGCCCAAATAATGTCACCACCTTTTCAAGTCCGAGATGAAGAAAAATGAGATTCTTGTAAATACCATTCTTTATACGAATAAGAAGGGGAGGGAATTGATGGAAAAAATTAATTGGAAATTCAAAGAAGGCGCAGAACTACAAGGAAGTAGCAATGGATTTTGGTACGATAAAAACAAACAAAAAAAGGAGAAGAACATGAACAAAAAAGGTTATGTGATGTGGGGCCTGCCGATCGTAGCGGTGGCATGGCTCGGGACAGCGATTGCTATGGTGACATTTTCTCAGTTGCCGGACGTAAAGGACACGCACAGAAAGAACAAAGCCATCGATGTCTGTCTTGCCCGTGAATTGGGCCAAAACGAATTATTCGACGAGAATGGAAATGTCATCGCGTCTATCCCCGACAGGTTAGCGCATGAAGAAGACCTGATCTCTGCGGCCACACAAGAACAACGTGATTACTGCTACAAAAAAATCACGAAGATGAACAAGGAGCGAAGGCTGGCTTACATCGAGGATAAATAAATAAAATAAGAAGGGGACATCCAATGCAAAAAGTTAAAATAGAAATCATTCTAAGCGATAACGACAAGTGCTATGGGTGTCCCTTCCTTTTTTCTCCTGGGGGGTATATTTTTTCTTATTATGAGTGCTTGTTTTTTGATTTAATTATTGATCCATCTAAAAGGCCAGACACTTGTAAACAAAACAACGTTAGTCCTTAAACCAATACCCTTTCAACTCATAAATACTTGGTTTCGTTTTCATGTATTCATTGAGTTTTTCCGGCGAGTATCCTACCTTGATTCCCGGATCAACTATTTTCAAATACTTAATAATCCGTTCAGAACAATAATATTTATACGGATTTTGAATTTTTTTAATCCTCAAAAACTGCCCTAAAATACCGAGAAAATCGTACATCGTTTTATACCACGGCAATTCCGCGTCTTTAACCATTTCCCGGACAACTTTGTTTTTCAACTCCTGACCAACGCTCAAAGAAACAAATTTTAGCTTGCACCCTTTTCGGACATATTTGTCTAATGGAACCCTGTTGAGCCCTGTGGGGTCCTGCGAGACAAACTCCCCCGGGTTGACCATAGCCATCGCATGATTATAAATGCCGCTTGTATGCCATTTTATCGCCCAAGAAATGAAGTTATTGGCGTTATCCACAAACACGATTAACGGCATATCATCTGATTTTAATTTGTACGGATTGATAAACTTCTTCATTTTTTCAGCACCTTAATTCTGATCAACCGCCCGGTTTTGATCGCCTTTGCGGTTACGCCCTTATACGTCGGATTAGATACCTGGTTTTCGCCCCGTGAATCATATGTAAAAGCACACCCGGACAACATAACGCATAAGCTAATCAACAATAGATTTTTCATCCCTTTCCATCCTTTCCAACTCTTTTAGCCCCGCCTCAAGCCCGGCCTGCTCAAGGATTATCTCAAGCTTTTGCAGTGTGTAAATCGCTGTCTTGATCGCCTGCCCGAGCTTGATGTAATTTATCCTTACGTCCAACTCGCCTTTTTTCAATGGCTCTTTCATGTTGCCTCCCGATCGGGCAAAAATGGTTACAATATGGCGTATTGATTTGTTTGCAGTTATCGCAGATCATCGGTTCCGTCTTTCTTCAAGCAACAAGTCAAGTTTACGATTTATATCCGAAAGCACTTTATCTGTGTTTTTCCTTACCACATTACAGATTTCTGATTTTGTATATTTCTTATCGTTTATCTCAGCTAAATAAAAAAGTTTCTTATCGACCGCTTCTTTGTGAGTGTCGAATCTTTGGAACAATAAATCCGTAGTTTTCTTCAAATCATCACGAAACCCTTTTGCTATTTTCCAAAACCCTCCCAATATAGTTATAAGGGAAAGTATTACTCCGATTATTGTTCCGATTGACCCTTCCATAGTTATCCTTTCACAGTAAGTTTGATAGTTGTTAAGTCCTTAATCTTCTTCAAGATTGATTTCATAATTAAAAAAAGTTTGAGAAGATTATTTGTCCGGTGGCGGTTTCTGCTTGCACGAGTCCGTTTGTCATTATGTCGTTGATGTCGGTTAAATCCAAAGCGTCATAAGAAAATAAAATTTCATCAATGCTACCAAAGTAACAATTGCCACCAGAAAGATTTTGTCCTATCCTTATATTATCTGTGCTTGTTGTTATTGAACCAGAAGCAGTGCAAGTATTCTCTAAAGAACCATCCCAATAAATTCTTAAATTACTTCCGTCAAATGTGGCAGTTAAATAATGCCAAGTATTAGCAGAAAACGAAATTCCTGTTGTATAACAAGTTGTTGGTGTTCCATCCAAATCAATTAAAATATAGTAATCATCAGCTGTTGTTTCAAAAGCTAATTTATATCCATCCGTACTTGCAGTATATTTATCTATAATTACTTCGTCGCCCATTCCCGTATGAGTATCATCACTTCCCACCCATGCACCAAGAGTCATTGAATCCGTGAAATCAAAATCATCATCATCAGAGATGTTTGCATTCGACAAAATAAATTTTAACGAATAAGTTGATGTTCCTTCAAAGCCATCTCCTGAATCTGGAACATCGCTATCCCATGCACCACTTTCACAAGTTCCGTCATGTTCGTTTGAAGATTGGTCGTAAAAAGTTGTTCCACTTCCTGTTTCTATATTATATGCACCTGCTGTTTCTGCTTGGCTGGACCAATTAATCGCAAACGTTTGGCTATTTAGTGTCAGCAGAAATAATATCGCTAATAGTATTTTTTTCATCATATGTAACCTTTATTTCCTTGTCTTTAAAAGTATCAATAGCTTCTGTTTTTGTTGTCTTATACCCGACCAAATCATCTTTAATGTCTGTGATAATCGGAGCAGTCAACGCCTTTTGAATCTTCAATGCTTCTGCTTGTAGAAATGTCTGGTTTGCTTCAATCCGTCGTATAAGATTCTCGCAATGAATAGCAATATCCTCTTTTGCTCTTGCGATAATTTCTTCATTCGTTCCGCTTGTTTCTAAATACCTTGTCTGCCCTTGCTGAACAACTTTTCCATTTAGCGTATATTCAGTCTGAACAATTATCGACCCTCTAATTTCATCCTGAACAACATCTTTAATTTCTGCTACACACTGCCCCATACAAGGCACAGCCACCAAACAAAACACCAAAACTAAAATCAATTTCCTCATTATTTCCCCCACATTTTAAGGTTAATCGTTGCTTGTCCGGGATCCCCTGATTGCCAATTAATTCCGATTCTATCGTTTAATTCGTAATCATCCCAATTTATCCCTGTATTGATGTAAGCCTCGTACCAATCTCCGTTAGCTGTATTGATATCAAATGGCTCGATAACTTCCAAATCATCCCAATTAATTGATGATGCTGTGCCTCCCACCCGAAACAACTCCAGAGATGATTCAGCATCCGCTAAAGCCGTAATCTCTTTAATTACCAAATCTCTTTTCTGGTTTTGTATCATTCCTATCGTTGTTTTATTTGTTAAGTCATTCGGGGAAGATAAGCTAAACGAAATTTGATGCGGAAAATCTTGCCAGTTAATCGCATCGTCTTTAATCACGTCATCCTCAAGCGACTGCCAATTAATCCCGGTAGACTGGATAGCGTCATTAAGGCTTGTCCAGTTGATATCTCCGGCTTGGATTTCCTCAAGCCCTTGCCAGTTGATATCAGATGAGGATAATTCGCCAGTTACCTCACTCGACAAATCAATATCCGTCCCCAAATCAACATTACATTGCCCCCCGGAACACGTTAACCCTGTCCCCCCTGCTCCATTAATCTCCTGCTGTACAAAGGCTGTGGTGGCTATGGCGGTAGTGTTGGTGTCTGCGGCGGCTGTGGTGGCGGTTCCTGCGCCAATGTTCCCACCTGCAAAGATGGCTACCCCTGTTCCGCTTTCGTCGCTTAACGCCCCACGCAACCCGGCAGAGTTGGTCAAAACCCCCTGATACCCGCTACAAACGCTCCCGCTTGAGCATATCGTTCCTGTTTCGTCCGGCATGGTAAGCGTGCGGTTAGCAGTCTGCGATATGGCAAAAGTGGTCTTAGTAGACGTAGTCGCCCCTGATAAATCAATATCCATCTGCTTTGTGCTATCGGCAGAGTTTTCAAAAAACAGGTAATCTGTAAATAATTGTAATTGCGGGTCATTCCCGGCGTCTGCCTGCAAAATGGTCGTATACGCCGCCCCATCCACGTCATAAGCTTGGACGACATATTTATCCGCGTTACTCGTGCCTGTACGGATTGTTCCCCCGGTCGCCCCTGTCTGAAAAGTTATGTTTCCGAGATTATCAATATCGTTCCCACCTGCGCCAAGATTCCCGCCTAACTCCGGCGTTGTGTCTTCGACTACGTTTGCGATATACCCGGCCGCTGTATTTTCTGCTTCTGTCCATGCGTCTGTACATGACTGTGCTACCCCGCTGGCGTTGATACCGATCGGAAAGCTTCCGGCTGAACAATCCGCAGGGTCTGCGGCTAAGGCTCCGGCTGTGTCAACGTCCCCGCCTGTGACCGTAACAACGCCCGCATTAGATATCGTCGCATCTCCGCTAACACCTTGAGTCTCCCAGTCCGTTCCGTCGCCTATCAAAATATTTCCGTTTGTCGGCGTGCCGTCTCCGACGTCAGACAAATCCTGTAGGCGGTCATAGCTGATAAACCCCTGCCCGTGGGCAAGCGTGGCAATAAAAATAATCGCTAAAAAAACAATAAATTTTCTCATGATGACTGCTCCGTCAGTATAAACGACCCTCTCGAAAAATTCTCATAAGAGCCGTTTGTGGCTTTTAATAAAAAATTATATTTCCCCAAAACATAAGACGATGTCGTCTGCAATGTATACGATGCGATATTTGTGTCATTATCCCCGGTGCCAAACGTAAACTCCTGGCTTCCTGCAAGCTCTGTTCCGTCAGGATTAATCAGGCTTTCAAGCACAATCGTTGTTCCCGTTACCTTATCGCTCGGGATCTCCGCGCTTATTGTTATCGCACTGCCTACAACATAATTCATGATGTACTCACTTTCATGTCAACATGATTACTTGTTTTTATTTTTTGGCAAACATATGGAGTAGTCCATACTCTACAAAACTTTACTTTCTCGCCAGATATCGGGGCTTGAACAAAACCGCGCGTTACAAATTTTAATGTGGCGTTTAAACCTCGTATTACTATATTGCTCATTATACCGGAACTCTCTCGTCAGGTGTTTCTCCGTCAGCTACACCTAAACGTTTAAGGTTAAATACATATAGTGGAGTTGATCCATCATCATCATAGATAGTTAACTGATTACTTGATATTTTCCATCTATTCAGTTCGATTTTTTTAATAGCCGTAATGTCTGCCCGATAATCAGCGACAGCAAGGAAAGGAACGTAAACTTCTAAATTATCCGTTGTATTCGAAAACTTAATATAACCTGTCATGGCAGTTGTAAACGTAAACGCACAACCGTATTGACCGTCTGATAATTCAACAACAGAGCCGGCAGAATACCCGGCCCCGACAACATTTCCGGAGGTGTCAAGCACGGAAACGGTAACGGTTTTTCCTGTCCTTGACAGGCCAAAATTCGCGATAAATGTTTGCTGAACGTTTAAAAGTACCATAGCTTATTATACCTTTTTTGCGGTTAAAATGTTAGATAAAAATTGATTTTTATAATGCAAATCCTATGATTGAATCCAGGTACGCATTTCTTGCTTGAGAATGCTTAAGCTGTATGGAAACATCATATACTGTATCATCTGTCAGGCCGGAAACATCAACATCAAACGTTACCCATTCCCAATCAACGTCGGTTGTTGACCCATTAACGCTGTTGTTCGCACCGCCGATATCAACCTTAACGCTCACATAATATAATGCGTTGCTGTTTTTTTGCTGAACATGAGCATAAATTCTCACAGTATCGCTGCCTGCTAATTTTTTATATTTCGTTGTTATTATTGTGCGATATGTCGCATTGTACACAGCCCATACGTCGTCAAGGACTATAGCTCCGCCGGCATCTGATTCCGCGGTATCTGGTGGCGCGACGCCATGTGATCCGGTAGAATGGTTCGACCCTCCTTTTGCAAAAGAAAACACAACCGGCGTTTTTGTCGGCGGGTTAACAAATTCAAGCTCGCTTTCACCCGAATCTACAGCCACAAGTTTATTTGCTTGCCCACTATAACTATCCGGTGTATCCTTCTGACTAATAAACTTCCTCAAATCCTTAATCGCGACCTGAGACGCAACAGTATTGCTTGTTGTTTCAATCTCAAATAAATACGAATCTCTGTTTATATAAAAACTCCCCCACGGATACGCGGCCGAGCCCATGCTCTGACTTCCTGTCGTGTCACGCTGATGATCGCTTTCATCGTACGGTATGGCCCCTGCCTCATTCCCGGCGTTGAGAATTATTTGGTTTATGATATTCGCGTCCGCAACTTCGCCATTTACCGGCTTGTTTATTTCGTTATTTTTTGGCATGACACTCTCCTTATAATATCTGCTCAACCTCTATGGTGGTTGTCAAATTCTTATCGTGATTTATTCCCCTTACCATCCACTCTTTGTCCGTTGATATCGTTATCCCTGCTGTCTGCGCCCACCTCGGCGCTGTTTCAGGGTCGGGCGTGCCAGAATCGGTCCATAAAAACATGCCCCAGCGCGCGACATTCGGCGGAGCCTGGCCAAAGGACTGAATAACGACCCTGTCAAGAAGTTTTATCGTTGGCAAATATGGAACCTTTAAGGAAAAGTACGGCTTCGCGTTCTTTGTTTTCTCAAGAACAAAATCAAGTAAATTCTGCCTCTGCGTATTGTTTGTGACGCCCTTAATATTCAGCGTTTCCGATCTCGGGTTAATCGGTTCAGGATCGACAACCGAGGATATGTCTGTGTCCTCCCAGTACCATTTATTTATTTGTCTGTCCACTCCCTCGCGATATTTTGATATAGACATCTTCCTGTTGTTTGATTCCAAGAAATTAAACTGCACCGCCGACGTAGGCGTGGCCTCGACAAAATAAAAATAATTATCAGATGGGTCAACGTAAAATATGCTGTGCCCCTTGGCTAAGTCCTCAAGCATTTCAAGCACTGTTCCGTCATATTGAGATACGTCAATACTCGTTGCGTCATAGCCGGGGCTGATATAAGTTGATGAGTTGCTGACATTAAAAAATTTTGTAAACTCAGACCTGTTCATTATCTCATAAATAAGATCACTGAGTGTCGTCTGTGCCAGCGTCAATGAGTTGACGTTTATCTCGTCGAGAACTGTTAAAAAATCGAGTGCGGTTATAGATTCGGTCGTCTGTTCTGTCTGCGCCGTTGTTGAGTCGAGCAATCCCTGAAAAACCGTCTCGCTGACTTCTTCCGGATTATCCGGGTCAGTGTATTTATCAATTAACGAATCAACGACCTTAACGATTGACCAGTGACGTATGTATCCGCTAAATATTGACTTCGGATCAAGTTCTCCCGCAAACTCCTGATATGCGCTCAATATCTTAAGGCTCGCGTTACTGACCTGAACCTTGCCGAAACTATACGATGAGTTTGGGAGCGATAAGGACAATCTGTTCAGCGATCCGTCCGGCAGCAGGCCCGCGGATATTTCAGTAAAACTGTCCTCATACGTTCCATCCTGCTTGAGACGTTTAACGTAGAGCCTTCTGCGAAACTCAACCTGTGAATATCTCTCATAAATTTGCTGATAAGTTAATGTCATGCAACCTCTATCATTTTAATTTTATCATTATATCCGGCATGGTAATAATTTTTCGTATACTCCCCTTGATCCGAACCAACGATTGCGACCTTAAAAATATCCTGAAACCGATATGGCTTAAACGAGTATGTGAATATACTCGTATCTCCTCCGCATGGCCAGACATAAAACGGTTCTTTTCTGTCAATTAGTGTCCGCATTAAATCAATATCGTTTTGGTTAACGTGCGATTTAAACCTTAATTCTTCCTCGAACGCGCCGCCTCGCTCAATGATAAAATTTCTTCCGTCGTCGAGTTTTTTAATGTCTTGCTTATTATTGTTTTTATATTTTGCATCAGGAAAATATTCAAACTGGCCTATTTCAAGAAACGTGTAAAATAAAGTTACAGATTTCTCCTGATCTGCTGTAATCGTATTCGAGCCTGTTATTCTAACCTTCGTCGCTGTAACGGATGATGACAAGTGCCCGAAAACATACCTTCCATCATCGCTTTTAGTCAACCCGGAAACCGCGACCCAAGACGAGCCATTCCAGTAATCAATGCCGATATCGTCTATGTTTGTATTGTAAACATAAAAGCTGTCAAAGGTTCTGTTCGTTCCGTAGTCGACCTCAACGGAAACAGAATCACCATCTGAATCCTCACCGTTAGATATCCACCTTGTATATATCAAATTATCAAACATGAAATCTTTGTTTCCGTCACGACTTGACACAGTAACCGTGTTATCGAATGACAAATTATTGTGATCTGTGCCAAAGAAACGGAATCCTTTTGACATTATGCAACCCCCGCGACTAGTGTTCTATTTTTTGTCATTTCGCTTGCCTTTGTGAATATTTGATCAACGATATCTTCCGTTACGCCAACGAATGTCGCACCATCAAAATTTAAGTTTAACCCGCCTGGCCGGTTGCCTCCCCCGGACAACGTTAAATCCCCTTCGCGGATTCCCTCAGCAAAAGTTTTCGGGATGATAGTTTCTCCCTTGTGGACTGTTGCATCCATATCATATGGTATATTTGGCGTTCCTGTAGCGTATGAAGCCTTTGATATTTGCGATAAAATAAGCCCTGTCTGGGCGGTTGTTAACGCTACCGCCGGAAGATTTGCTGGGAATGGTGCGGAATTCCAAGCCTTCATAATGGCGCCGCCTTGCTGAATCACTGCATTCGTGATCTCAAGCGCTTTTGTCTGTACGCCGGCCTGACGCAATATCCCTATTGTTTGAGATGAATAATCGGCAACAGAATCAACTCTATCTTGTAAGCTTTTTTCTTTTGCATCGGTTGTCTTTTTTTCTGATTTCTGGATTAATTTATTATATCTTTCTATTATCTCAGCTTTCTTCTCTTCAATTTCTTTAACCTGGTTGCTTTCATTTATTCCGGCCTCGGATAATATTTGAAGTTTTAAATCAAGGTGCTCTACTAACCCATCCCGTTCAGCCGCCCACTTTTCCTTCAAAGCTTCAAGCTCTTCTTGCGTTCTTGTCATAGAGAGTTCTTTAAGCTCTGACTCATTATTTTTTATGAAATCCTTCGTTTCTTGTTGAAGCGCACGAATCTTTTCTTCGTGTTCGGCTTGCATTGCGGCTTCTTCTTGTAGACTCTTATTCTTTTCAGCGTTTAGTTCATCGTATGCCTTCTTTCTGGCAACTGCTAACTTGTTGGCAAGATCAGCCTCTTGCAACTGTGCTTCTCTTGTCCGCACACCGAATAAATCAAATTTCCTTGTTATATCGTCAAACCATTTAGTCACGGCTTCCTGTTTTGCAATCCACAATCCTAACGCCGTAGCCCCGGCAATCCCAAGCGCAGGTAATGCGACGGTAAGTGATGTTACGGTTGCGAGTACAGGCGTAATGGCCGCCCCAAGACTTCCAAAAAGCCCTATGGCAGATATTATCCCACTTCCAAGAAACCCTATAGCCGCCAATGTTCCGGCGATAGCCGTTCCAATCAGCAGAAACCCGGCTCCGAGTTTTATTAACTTCGGGTTCTGATCAGCCGTTTCAATAAATTCTTTCATTGCAGACGTGAGTTTTATAACTGTTGGAGCAAGCGCAAATCCTATCGTTTCAGCTAAATCTCCCATCGTATTTTTAAACTGGACATTGACTCCAAGCCCTTCAGCGGCCACTTTCGCCTGTCCTCCGAACAGCTTTGTAATATTCTGCACAGCCGACTCTGCCCTTGCTGTGCTTCCGGCGACGCCTGTCACCTGGACCCCGTACCTACTAAGAGCATTTGTCGAAGAACCAACGGCCTTGGACACTAGGTCTGCCGCGGCAACTAAATCCATTCCTTTGGCCTGTGCCAGGTCAAGTGTCGCCGTGGTCAATGCTTTTAGGGTTTCTCCTTCGAATCCAAAAGACGCAATCAGAGACTGTGCGGTGAGTATTGTTTCATCTCCGAACAAAGTCACGTCTTGAAGGCTCTTGGCGTATTTCTGTAAATCTCTGCTTGCTCTATCTGAATAGTTTCCTGTATTTTGGAGGGCCTGGTTAAGCTGATTAACGGCGAGTTGTTGCTTTCGTGCGGCTTCCGTAAACCCAACAATCGAAGCTGTCAACCCTATAAATGCAAGACCAGCGTTTCTTTTAAGTGAATCAAATTGTTTTTTAGCTGAGGATAGACCCTTAGAGAGCTCTTTTGCGTCCCCGAATACCTTAAACTCAATTTTATTAGCCAAAGTTTACTCCTTGGAATTGATCTTCAATATCGTTTTCCTGCTCTTCGTTTTCAAACATGCGATATGTCCGCTTCACATCTTCCTTTTTCCCTCGACCAGCGGTTAGTAACAAATGAAAATTCATCCGATTTTTTTCATCTTCTTTGCGGCAAAAGAAATCATAGTATTTTTCGGCCTCCTTATATGTAAGTCCGTAAATTTCTGTCAACGAAAAACCACTATTAAATATGAGCGTTGCCTCGATAGAAAACCTGTACTCATCAAACGTTATTCTTTTTTTTTACCTTCAATCTCTTTTTCTATGTCAGCGTACTGCTTGTCACGTTTCTTTTTCACAAGTTCAACCGCTCTCTTCTCGGCCTCTGTCATTCCATCAATCAGGGCCTGCTCAATATCGTCAACAACACTCCTATCAAGATCGCTTTCAATGTCATTGAGCGAAACTTCCATCTCGTTTATGTTCTCCGGCTTGTTTGGCAAGCCATAATAAATTCCGTAATAAACTATCTTTGATGCCACATTCCCGAAATCTTCGTTAAGACGCTTTTCCATGTTTTCCTGGATAACGCCACAATCTTCTTTGATTTTTTTCCAAAATCCTATTGTAAATTTTAACCGATACTCTTTTCCTTTAATTTTAACCATATTAAACCTCTCCTGTTTTATTTTGGTGGGCGGCAAATGACAGGAAACATCCACCGTTATCCCACCAGATTATTTTTATCCTGTTATGATCCTAAGACGCGAACCATTTCATAAACCGCGCCATCCGATGACCTTGCAAGTGGCTTAAGATTAATCTCAAACTCTGAAAATTCGCGCGAAACACCACGCCACGGCATACCGCGGCCTGATACGTTGAACAGATCAATGTAATGCAGAACACCGTCTGTCTTCCTCGGGAACACGCACCGGACGCCGAAATTCGATGGAGTTGTCCCTGCACCAACAACAACCTTTGTTGATCCGGTGTTTATCGGTCGGATATCAACGTATGCTGTATCTCCGATGGTGTAATTTGGCGTTCCAACAACGGTCAGAGAAATTCCGGTGTTTGCAATTGCAACAGTTCCGGCTGTGGTTGTTTCAATGCTCGTTGAATTTACTTTACCCTCGATATCCTCGAAAGAATCCTCAAGCCCGGCAACGTAAAGATCAAGCTCTTGCGCCGCGGTTGCTTTTAGGATATATCGACCGAAAATAAGGTCAGCGGCAGTCGTGATCGCTACCGTTGCGATCCCGTTTGTCGCGTTAATAACGCTTGTTCCCTGTCCGTTTGTTGGGCTTGCATCCAATGCCCCACCTGTCTCTGCGCTATTTTCCGTGATCGTGTACTTTTCAAACGCCTTAAACAGTTCTGCAGGATATTCACGGACCGTACAGGTTAACGTCGGATCAGGCTGTCCGTACTCAACGTCATACGGCGCCTCGGTGTGACCGCCGTTAAGCGTTACGGCCTCCTGCGCGTTATCAAAGTTTACCTCTCCGATTGCGCGTAAAACACAAAACGGAACCTTTGTTGTGATGTTATACAGGATTAAATATTTAATCCCAAAAAAATCTCTTACGTTTGGTATTGACATCTTTTATGCCTCCTTTAAATAAAATCGGATTTGTCCCAAGAGACCAATGACCTTAATTTCTCCGGGATATCTTCGTATTTCTGCCCCTTGACTCCGACGACCTTCTGTCCGTCAGGCAAGACAACAGATTTTTGGTGTTTTAAAGTTTTGCCGGCAAAATAATCAAGTTCAACGGTTTTTTCGTTAGAAACTTTTTTTACCGCCTTAACAAGTTTTCCATCAGCGTTCTTAATCAACGTTTCTACCCCTGAATCCTGCTTAAAAGAATCATTGATCAATTTTAAATCTTTTTCTGGCAACTTTGGTATCATAATAATCTCCTGTTTTAACTGATTGCGACTGATAGCGATACCCCGCTCACCACCAATTCACGACCCCTATTACTTACAATCATTGGTATAAACTTTGTTAACTGTATGTCATCGGCTTCTATTGCCGAATATTCCAATATTGTCTCATATAACGCCCGCATGTATCTCAATGATTTATAATACATGCCTTCTTTTTTTTCGTTATCAACGACGACTTCGATCGATATGCTTGGCAATGAAATCTTTTGCCCGTGCCCGCCCTGGACGTCTATTTCCCCATCGATCGCAAAAGCAACAAACGCATGGTTGGGAAGATCTTGGAGTTCGCCGGCAAAAACATAATGGTCATCGTCTGCAGTTATCGATGAAATATCATAATCATCATCTTTTTCTGTGTTTATTTCTGATATCTTTGTATTAAGGTTTGACTTAACGTATGAATGAATAGATTTTAACAAGGCTTCTTCATCATTTATCATGCGAATATACTCCCCTCAACATCAATTCCGTTTTGTTCAAAATTATGAATAATATCTTTTTCAATCTGGTCAAGCCATATCAGTCTACGCCTTTCGCTTGGCTCGCTAAAATTACGCTTTGGAATCTTCGAACCGCCTTTGTCATGGTAGATCCCATAGTGTATGCTCGTCCCGAAAATCGCTGATGTTTTTGATATCGCCGTTATGTTCCCCTGGGCGCCTTCCTGCGTCATCGATTCCTTTAGTGCCCCGGTCCTAACAAGTAGCGGCCTGCCAGGGAACCTCTTTTCTTTCCATTCAGCATATTTTTCTGATAGCGGCGGCCAGCGCAACCCAATTCCGCGGGGTTGTTGTTTGCTAAATATCTGATCAACCTCTTTCCTGTATCCAATCCCGATAACCTTGAGCGATGGCCGTAGATCGACTTTTCCGGCGCGTGCGAGATTGTCGATCTTCCTTTGCGATTCTTTCGTGAGTTTTATTCTAAATTTACTCATTGCCTATTTCCGATTCCTTAAATCGATGCTCAACTACATCGCCATCAGAATTAACGTTGTTGAATTTAATAATTGATGTAATCGACGTGCTATTAAGCAAAATTTTTCCCTCTCGTATGTCTTTTAGCATATCAAGAGCCGTCTTGCGTGTGTTCCTTCCGCGCTCAAAACTTCCGTCATCGTTTTTTTCCCGGAAGATATCATCTATCGTGCCGACAACCATCCATTCATTGATCGTTTTTAACAGCAAAAGATCGTCCTGGTTTGTGATCGGGAGAGTATATTTATTCCTTAGCGAGGCGTTTATAATAGCCGTATCGGCCAAAATAAAAGCGGATGCCTTACCGTTTGTAAGGTAATCCCCACACTTAAATGATCGGTTTAAAAAATAACTTTCAAGGTCCTGGACATCACAATACATTAAAAATCATCCTCCAACGGGTCTTTTTGTTTTTCTGGTTCAGGTTCTTCTTTTTTCTCAACAGGTTTTCTTTGTCGGCTTGCCTTAACATTTCTCTCGGTTTTCTTTACCTTCTCATTAACCTTTTCAACTTCCGGAATCCGGCACTCTAAAATCAACTTATATTCGGAGCCCTTAATGTTTTGTTTAAAATTTCCCTCTTTAATAACGTGCCGCCCGTTGATTTCCTCAACGGAAAATTCCTTTAATCCTGATTTGTGGATAAACTCAAGTTCTTTTTTTAGCTTAACTCTCATTTTCTGCCTTTCCTGTTAAGTAATGCCGGGGGCCGGCCAGCCCCCGACGTTATCGATTATTAGTTTTTTTTGATTAGGTGTTTGTAGTCATCACGCCTTTCCACCATGCGCCATAAGCCACAGCGTAACGTCCGTACATATTCCATTGGAATTTCTTTTCTTTCTTGTAGCTTTCGTCCGTTTCAGACGGATATTCAAGCTCTACAGGTTTTTCCACCTGATACAAAAACAAGCTTAAATTATCTGAATTGTCGACGTTGATCAGATACCAATCATCATCATCAGAAAACGGGCGGGAAACAACCTCAAACCGATTCTGCCATGGGTTTGTTTCGCCAGCGGACAAACGGGCTTTAGTTTTGATATTCCAAAACGTTGTGTATAGCTCATCCGGACAAACAACAACCAATTTCATCCGTTTATTAAGCTTTCGTTTTTTGCTGTTTGAGGTTCCACCTTGCTGAATATAAAACCCGTTTAACGCGGCCAATGCTGAATTAAGGTCGGTAATAACGTTTGACTCGGTCGTACCGGTACCGCTTAACAGGTTGCTTTGCGAACCCGCAGAGGTTGAATAGCTGTGCGTGGTATCAAACAGATTCTGCGCATCAAAACACGTTCCGTATGTGTTCGCGTCCCCAGCCTCAAGCATGTCGAGCGCCAATTCATAGGGATGTTCCGCGGCCACCTGCGGCAATTCTCCGATACGCTTAACGTACAGGTTTAGATCGCCAATACCGGCGGCCCGGTCGATGTATTTTGCCAGAATCTCAACGCCTTCTTGCCACTCTTCATTAGTGACATAGAAGTTCATCGCTTCCGGGAAACTCTCAAACTCTGACTTTCCGGTAAACTTCTTCATCCCCTGAAAGAACCCAAAAAACGGGAAATTCATTTTTTCCACTGGTCCGGAAGGGTATTCATAAAGCAAGCCATCAATTTCAGGCTTAATGCTTTGGAAGCCTCGGTTGAACTCTGTCCGCGCCTTAACGTTGAACAAAGCCAAAAATGCTTTTACGTCCATAATTTTTTCCTCCTTACAAAATTAAAAATTTATTATAACGTTGGGTGCTGTACCAGCTGAACCCATGCCTTGTTTGCGCTTACAAACTGCCGGATAATTCCAACAAGCCCGCCTGTTGTGTTCGTGACGCTTGCCGATAAACCAACATCATCATCGTCATAAACATAAACCGGATCACCCTCGTTTGCGATTGTGATCGCGTCATGAACGTCCATCAAAACCTCATCACCCGCGCCGCGCGGAAGAACCAAAACTTCATAGGTTCCATCAGATGTATTATCAGCCGCGGCAACGTTCAACTCCTCCAGGGCGATCCCGGCAAACTCGGCGTTTAAAACGTCAGTTGCCGGCATAACGTAACCGATGTTTGACGCTTCATAATTCAGGTTAGCCCCAACATGAATATGCACTGCCCCGTCTACAACCTTTAACTTTTTAGGTGTAGGCGCGGATTTTCTTCGAATAACTTTATTTGCACTTAGAGACATTTCTTTTTTCCTCCCTTTATATTTTTAACCGATATTTATTTTTTCGTTACCGGCTTTCTTGCTTCAATGATTTCTTCGCGCGTGTATTCCCCGGAATTGACAAGCTCTGCCTCCGCGTCTGTCAAGTCCTCGTTATTGTTGTCGTCTCCACTTCCTTTGGCTGACATGTTGACAATAACCGGAGCGTCTTTGTAAAACTCGGAAATGTCCTCAGCCGTTTTAAACGTGTTGAGGATGCTTTCTTTTTGCGCCGGAATACACTTTCCTTCTGCAACCAACCCTTCAAAGGTAGCCGTTTTTTCGTTCACGACAATCTTTTCATTGGCCGCACTTAGGGAATCTTTCAACGCCTTGATTTCACTTTCTTTCTGCGCCGGAAGAGCGTTTAACTCCGTAATCTTCGCCTCAAGATCACGAACCCTTGCGGACAAGGATTCTTTTTCCTTAAGTAAGGCAGTAACATCTACGCCGTGGCCCTGCAATTCGGCGATTAGTTGTTTTCTGTCCATTGATTTAACCTCCTTCTTATAATTCTCTGATAGCTTTATTGGATTCATGTTTTTTATAAATGGACGATTAGTCAGCGTGCCGCCACATAAAACATAGGGGTGATGTTCTCCGTGTTGGTCGATGTAATCAATCCTAAAATCTGCGCTTGAGTATTTATACTCCTTCTCAGAGACTTTCTTCTGTCCCATTGGAGTAAATTCTACCTTCGCAAACAGTCCTTTCCCTTTTCCGTCATCATTTTGACGAACCTCAAGACCTCTTAACCATAACGCCGCCGGCGCCTCCCCGGAATCGTTGTCATGCGTGTAATCATAAGATATGTCGCACCCGCGGACATTGTTGTCAAAATTCTCTTTCATTTTGTGAAGCATTTTTTCAGTGATAAGAATATCACCATATACAGGATGAATATATTTGCCTTCACGTAAAATCTGAATTTCTTTGCCTTTGATCTCGTACCCTTCGACAGTTATCGATTCGGATAGTTTTAACGCTTGGGCTTCCTGATCATTAATTATTCTATCAGCCAACCCGAACGAAACGGCCTCCATCGCGTTAAAATATTTATCTGTACGATTCATAGATTCTTCAATCTGACCTGATGTCTTTCCTGTGTTTTCTGCCAATAAGTCAACAAGTTTTTTTTGTAATTTTTTGAATTGCTCTACATTGTCCATCATAGAGGACATAGAGCCAAACGTTCCCGCGCTAAGCTCATGGATCATAATTTCGCAAGTTTTACTTACAAGCCTTGTATCTCCTGATGATAAAATAACAGCAGAGGCGCTTGCGGCAATTCCAACACAAACGGTTCTTATTGGCGACTTAACAATCTTCATCGTGTCCGTTATGGCAAACATATCTCTTACCCCGCCACCACAAGAGTTTATGAAAATTGTTATCTCTTCGTTTGATTCTCTGTCCATTGCCAAAAGCTGCCTGACAACGTATTCAGCTGACCACTGGTCAATCTCAGAAAACAAAAATATTTGTCTGTTAGCATAATTATCATCAAAAGCGCCTGGCATAATATCTCCTTTTTTTTAAAAAAAATAGCCCCACGAATTATTTATCATGGGGCTCAAAGGCTCTCTAAAATTTATTTATCTTGTTTTATTAATCTCTCCGCATCTATCACACTTTATTTCTACTTCTATTATCGCATTTCTTTTATATTTAAACAATAATTTTCTGCATTTCTTGCACCTAAATTCAATCATTAGAATATTGTCTTTCCTTGACGTATCGTTGGCGGCGGGATTACGTCATCAATCTCTTCAGGCTTTTTCTCCGTCTTATAAATCGGCTCCATGTATGAATTGCAATTTGGATGTAATGGCGGCGTAGCCTCGGCAAGTTCCGGGCTATTGATCGAAAACGTTTTTCCTTTGTACCACTTGCAAATTTCAGCCTCAGGAGATGGATTTACAAACCTGTACCCCCAAAGCTGATCTTCTATCTGTTTATTAAACTGATATTCTCCAAAATTCGACGTGCCAACAACAACAAGCGATCCGTCAACAACAACACCTGCTGATGTGATGTATTTATCAACCGCCTTTGAAACATTCGACATCGTTTGCGCGATTGATAAATTTTTCAAGGAGTTATTAGACGCTGTAAGTATCGCTCGGTTAAGCATCCCGGATGTCTGCTTGTCCACTATGGATGTTGATTCGTTGAGCACGTATTGCTTTAACGTTTTATCCTCTATATCTTTAGGGTCAATATCCGCAAGTTTTATCGAGTTTTTCTTTGCCTGTTTCTTTGCGCACTCAAACGATTCAACGGCGATTCCTGATAGCTTTCTTTGTAGCCCTTTAAGATATTTCGATGATGAAACGGTGACATTTTTTAAGCCCTGAATGTCAATGGTTCCCTTTTTAAGGGTCGACTCAATGTCCGCGATCATTTTATCCTTTATGAGCGCAAGGTTAGCCTGCATAAAATCAAGAACCTCTTTATTTGTGTCCTCGATATATTTCTGCCTTTCATCTCTTGTAATTTTTTCGGCAAACTGTATTTTATTTTCAACTGGCGCAGACGGTTCAGGCTGATTTTCTCTCCGTTCAAGTTCTTCTTCCGTGAGTTCCGGCATTTCCAGATTGTTCCTAAGCTGTACTTCATCGTCTGTAGTTGGCTTGACAAATCCTGACTGGCTCAAGACAGATAAAACGTTTGCCAATTCCTGTCCGGCTTTCTTGTTTAAGTTCATACCTTTTATTCGCACACGTGCCGGATCAACGCTTTCACCAAAATTAATTTTAATAAACGGATTAATCACGCGCGAGTTGATAACGCCGCATATCAAGTTTATGATGTACTGTAACCCGTCAAGGAAAAAATCACTCTGGTCTCTAGATAACGCGAACGCGCCCGTATTCCCATTTTGCCCTAACATAACAAACTGTGCCAGAACGCTTAACGCCATTCCCGAGTTACACCCGTCTATCGCTTTCTGAACAGGGTCGGCGTCAAACTTCGATTCGTGGTACATGAATTTATACCCCTCCGGCGTTATCATGTACGCTTCTTCATGATGGCAAATATTTTTTAACATCGTTTCAACGGCAGTATATTCCTCGCTCCCGTATTTAACGCTCAACGGAACCTCCATCGAAGGGATGCCCGAAACGCTTCGCTGTACACCTATTCCCATCCACTTCTGATAAATCTTTTTACGCTTGTATGAGGCATACGCGTTACGGAGCAAGGATTCCCCGCGCCAGTCTTCTCCTTGTTTGTTGAGCGAAAAAAACAACAAAGTTTCAAACGGGATTTCAATGGTTCCTTTATCGATCGTTAACTGCCTGATGATTTTCTTTTTAGGTAAAATTTCTTCAATGGATGTTTGCATCCTTTGTTCTATCTGCGGCACAAGATACATCGTGCTTCCAATTCTTTCCGGCTGATAGTATTGCTCAAACACCGAAAATCCATACTCAAGCATTGATAATATTTGACCCAAAAACGCGTCAAATTCTGATCCGGATTCCCCAAACAGTTTATCTTTGATTACCTCTATGGCAAGTTTTTCCTTATCTGTTACGTTGGACGGATATGGTATGTTCCATGATGCGGACCTGATAGGATTTTTATGTACGCGCAAAATCATACCGACAATATCGTCACCCTTTGACATCGTCTGGTACCGGATAGACCCGGCGCGGCCTTGCAGCTCAGCTAAGTGCTCAATGGTTCTATTCGAATTATCAGAGTATTCATTTAGCCCTGCGTCACCTAATGGTTTTCTTCCTATTCTCATGTATTTTTCCTCATGTAAGCATTATGTTTTATTTTTTACAAAAAAACAACAAAAAAATTAATTATTCCATTATTGTCATTTGTGATCTTTTTTCCCGTCGTTCACGTTGTGCTCTTGTTTCCTGCGTTTTCAGACGAGCTTCTTCCTGCCTGATCATTATATCGGTTATGCCGGTCCCTCCTTCGGTTTTCCATTTATGCGCTAACATAGCACCACAGTCTGTGTGCCCCGGTGATTCCCCGAGGTCTTTTTTTAAGGTTTTTTTATCAACAATACGGATTTTCTTTTCATCAATATAATATTTTAGCGCCAGACACTGCCTTTGAAACGATTCGTTGTGAGTAAACGTTATCTCTTTTTTACGCATGGCCTCGGCCAACAACCAGTGCGCCTCTGACCTTTTGTTGTAAATCTCAAGCACGCCAAACATGTTGGTCGATCCTGACCCCCCATAAAACATGTCCGGGCTATAGTTAAGATCGTTTCTCATTTTCAATACCGTCGCTGAACCGATTCCAACAGGATCAACTATCCAGTCGCCTTGTTTCACGTGAAACATCGTCGCACGTTCATGTGAAATAATTCCGGATATGTCCGGATCCTGCTTCTCGTACTCTTCCCACCACCCGATATGGTTCCCGTGCATCCGCGCCATGACAGTTGAGTCGTCACCTTCCCACGCCGGGTCTGTGGCGCCCAATGCTCTATCGGTTATTATAATTTCGGGATCACTCTCGCGCTTACAACTTTTATACCATTCGAAGTTAATTAACTGATTTGCAGCCGACGAGTAATCCCAGCGATTTTTCACAAATCGCTCATATTCTTCTTTTGCTAGTTCTGATAAATTTTCAACGTACCGCTCCCCAGAGCAGTCAACCGCGTCCTGCTCGTCAAACTCAAGAAAAAAATACTTCTCCGGCAGTTTATTTTCGACCCACGGATCATAAAACGTATCCTTGACCCAACCTATTGATGGGTTGAGGTTCAGCATAATAAACGGTATGCAGATATCCCTGCGCCACCGGCCAACCCTTGTTTTGGCAATCTCAAAATATTTTTTATCTATCTGGTTGGCCTCCTCAAACAACCCGCCGTTAACCTCAATCCCGCGGATGTTGTTGAGGTCCGGGTCTTTTGTTATGTCGCACCAGATAAATAATATCTCGCTTCCGTTTTCGTACTTCGCTGTCATATCAACGACCTTCGACGCATTTTGTGATTTTGTCGTTCTTTTTATTTCGTTGTATGACGGTATTGTTGTCTGCTTCAGGTTCTTCTCAGATTTTCTTCCGATAAAAAACCTTGACCCCGGTATCCTCTGGCATAGGTAGTGTATCAGCCCGACCGTTGCAAACGTTTTTCCGCTCCCGGTTGTTCCAGCAGCACACAGATAAACAAACCGGCCGGACCGAAACGCATTTATAAACTCAGCTTGTTTTGGTTTTAGAGGCATTGTTTTTTACATATGGCTTCCCATTGTTGTGTATTACCTTGTGCCCGTTTTTGTCCAGCCCGCGGAATTTATTATATTCTTCCGGGAACTGGTTCCGGATTCCGTCAAATAGGTTTTTGCAGTCCTCCTCCTCTCCGAACGGGATGTGTTTTTCGGTGAACTCCATCGCCTTGAACGCTGACTGCCGCTTGCCGAGGGCGAAGAGGCACTCAATGAACCCGAGCAGAAACTTGAAATCCGTTGGCTTATGCTGCATCCCCTGACGTATCATGCCGAACGCGGAGAACGGGTCTTTTTTCGCTAGAAATATCTTTGACAGAAAAAATCTCGAGTTTACCGTGGCCGGGTTTATCGCTATATGGTAGTGGTGAAACGTCTCAACATTTTTATAGGCGTGAAACAACGGTTGATATTTGACCAAATAAAAAACAGCGAAGCAGAGCAATATCTCATTTCCATACGGCGTCATCATCGCATATTTGTACAACAACGCCATCGCGCCAACGTTCGGAATCGAGCAATACCTGTCCGAGGCTGTCATTGTCACCTGATATATATTGCACCACGGAGAAACAAACAGCAGAAACCATAGCGCATAAAACGAATGATCGAACGCAAGAAACGCGAGCACGGCCACGCCCTTCCAGAAATCCAGATTAAACGCGAACGCATCCTTATTCCCTTCCTTTGTCGCTCCGTAATACATCAAGAAATCATGATACATCGCAGGCTTATTCGGGAGGATGCAGTTAAAAAAATGATATCCAACTGTCTTTATATATAAAATTATTTTTTTTGGATTAAACTTAAACGATTCTTTTGATGCGTATGCCGCCTTGCGTGCCCTTATTTTTGATAATATTTTTTTTCTTCCGGCCAAAAAAACAATTATCGCCAACACCGGCACAACCCACCAGAACGGTGTTGTCAAAAACAACAACGGAAAAACAACGCCGGACACGTGAAGCCACGCCGTAAACATGGCCATGGCCGGGGCCGCTGGCCAGAAATTCCATGCCACAAGAACAGCGAGCAACGATAACGCATACCGCCTGCCGTTGAGCCATAAAACTGTTTGATTATTGATCGGGTTTATCAGATACAGCAACGCGATCTCTAGGTGCCCTGTCATGCGATAGATAAGTGAGCAGTTGACACCGTGTAAAATAATCGTTGCCAGGTGGTCGGCCCATGCGTTCTTAAAAAACCCGGCCCCGTACATTGATTCATGGATAAATTTCAATAGTGGGAATTTTTTGTTTTTGCGTATTTCTTTCATGCGCGCGAGGCGGGAGTCATCATCAACAACATATCCGAGTTTCAGCACGCGGAAAAACATCACCGCAAGGGCAAACCAGATTATTAAATAATTCATTTGTCTTCCTCTCCTGTTTTGTTTTCCTGTTTTTTCATCCCGAAAAATTCGTCGATGAATTTTTCATCACTTCCAACCAAGTGAAGTGACATGGCCCTGTCTGTTAAAATTCCAAGGTTTTTCATCATCATTTCAAGCGTCTTCGTTTTTGACTCAAACTTGATTTTGTTTACCTGTGTCCCATCATCAAGAAATTTTACATCTATGCCGGCAACCGCCGATCTTATGTTTTTGGGCCACTCAGTTACAGGTTTGAGCGTTCCGTCATCATAAAAAACCGCTGCCCTGTCTGCATATGTCATCGTTTTTAACTCATTGAGTATTTTTTGCACGGCCCATTCAGTCTGTGAGAATATTGCCATCTTATACTGATCAATGTTTTCCGGCTTGCTAGCCCACGTTGTCAGCTGACAAAACGGTATTTCGTGCATTTCGCAAAACTCAATAATGTTTCCACCGTTCGCTAAGTGTGCGCACAAAATATCAATCGCATCATCTTTTTTAATAAACTCTTCGAACTTTTTATGGTTTCTCATTTTCTTATTATATCTCTTGTTTTGTTTTTTATCAAGAAATCCTTGTTATTTTTAACCCGGTGTAGTTTGGCTCTTTCCGGAATCTTCTTTTTGTCCGGCAGCTGTACGAATCAACAGCGCGGGCGACCCTGTAATTCTTCTTCTGGTCCATGTTCCCATCCGGCAGAAGGTTCCACGGAATTATTTTCGATTCTCCGATTTCCAGCTTTTCGATTCCGTATGACTGTTTTTTTCTTTTTCCATCTTCCCAGTTTTTCCTTGAGCACCTTGGACACCTTAAAGATTTTTTATCTTTGCGTTGCTTCCACCCGTGTCCGCAGACTACGCATTGATTCCATCCGTATCCTTGATCCTCAAGTTCTTTGATTCGATTTTTTAAGATTTCTATCTGTTTTTTTAGTTTTTTGATTTCGTCCATATGCGTCCTTATGAAATTTTTTGATGTTTTTGTTGTAACTTTTTTTATTTTAAGCGTTTACATCAATCCGTCCAATCCGTCCATTAAAAAACCCCCCCGCCCAAACTTTCTATATTTGTTATAAAAATACAATATAACATTACTATGTACTTTATAACCAATATATATTTTATACCCTATTATTTAATAAGACAATAAGACATAAATCAGTATCAATATAGTATATAAGGACTTACAACGTCCAAAAGTCGTCCTATTAACCCCCTTTCGTCCTATTGTTTTAATAGGGTTTTTTGGGTTTATGTTATAAACACATTATAAAATCTATAATTATGTTTCGTGACGCATTATAGAATCTATAATGTTTTTGTAGTATTTCACCAATTTTCATCGATTTCTTCCTGATTTTCAAGCTCATAAAAATACCCCCTATCACCCGTTGTTTTGCGCTTTTTAACATACCCGAGCATCGCAAGTATCTTCCCTATCCGGATTGTATCGTACCTCGTTTTCTTGGATTTCTCTATTTTCAGGCAGGACTCCATGATGTCATCCATGGTAAACTCGATGTTTGTTTTGACGTACCGCTGTATGTCCTCCTCCCATGGATCCCGGACGCGGCGTTGCTCCTGCTCATCAAGCGCGGACTCAGGCACCTCCCACCAACGGGACACAACGCGCTGATCGTCATATTCGACGTCCTCGGATTTATAAACATGTACCGCCTCGGCAAAAAGCTGCTCACGCATATCGCGGGTTTTGTTGATCTCGATATCTCCGGTTTTAACCGGCCAGAACCGGCGTGCGCCTGTGTGATCCTCAAGGTATTCGTACTCGTTGGTTGTCCCGGCGAATATGGATGAGCGTTTATGGTCGGCCTGGTGCCGGTCATACGGGGCCCGGTATGTGTCCTTGGAGTTTGAGAGCATCTGTTTGAGCTTGAAGATGTCGGCCTTCTTCCAGGTTGACAGCTCGGCGAACTCAAGGATTATTTTTCCGCTCAAGCACTGGTAGAAGTTGTTTGAGTATATGTTTTCGATCGCCTCAGTGTAATATTTTTCTCCAGCGATGGACCGCAGGAACGTTGATTTGCGCTTACCTTGGGCCCCCTCAAAAATAACCATCGAATGACACTGGCACCCAGGGTTGAATATGCGCGCGACCATCGATATCATGAAGTTGCGCGATACGGCCCGTGTATACTCTGAGTCCTCACAGCCGACGCACTCAGCGAAAAACGTGTCTATTCTTGAGGTTTTGTCCCACACAAGAGAGTTCAGCCACTCCCGCGGCTCGTTGCGGACGTTGCGCCTTGCGTGCGCCTTGATTGCCTTGTTGACAATGGTGTCTGTCATGCGGGATAGCCCGATTTTGCTCTGCATATAGACCGCGATCTCGAATTCCTCAACATCTGATAGTGGTCGGCCATCGATAAACACCTGGTGAAAAAACTCATCGTACCATATACTGTTATTAAGAGTAGGCACTCCGCTCAGAACGCGCATGGCGTTATCGATATTAGCTACAGGGTTTCCAGAGGATGTGAGCGCCAGGCCCAGGTTATCCCACAAAACAACCGCGGAACCGCTGACCTCTGGCGTGTCCTCAGCCTGTACGTTGACCTGGACCGCGTTGACCGTTACGTTTTGCTCGATATCGCTTACTATTCTCGCGCGCGGTTTGGCCCACGCGTAGAAATCGTCCCATGACCATCCCGGTTCGTCCGCCAGGTCCCACCCGCTTGGTTTATCGTCAATTTCGATTATTTTGACCTTATTGTTCTGGGAGCGCAAAATTTTAGCGATATTATCAGCGGCCCGGGCCCCGGGCGCGTCCGCATCGGGGCAGATAACAACGCTCCGGTCGCGGATAGGTGACCAGTCGGTTTTATGTGTCGCGTTTGTCCCGCCCATCCACGTAACGCACAGAAATTTATCGTTGACGATTTTCTGGGCCGCGTCGCATGCCTTTTCACCCTCGGTTATGAGTATCGGGCGTCTCGGGTTGTTAATTATTTTATTCTCGTTATATAGGGGCCTGACGTCCGGGGACTGCCACACGATTTTTTTGTTTATAATCTGGATGGGGCGGTACTGTTTGCCGGTCCGCGTGTTGTATCGTGCCACAAAAAGGGAGTCGTTATATTTCCACACGTTGGCCGGTTCGCCGAGTTTATAGTGCCGGAATTTCGATGTTTTTTCGTTGAAACCGTATTTTTCGGCAAGCTCTGCGTATGCCTCGGCCTGTGTTATCCCGTAAACTGCCGCATAAAGAGAGATAAGATCGCCGCCATTGACGTTTTCCTCGGCGAAATCGCACCACACGCCGGTGCGGATATTTACCCGCAGAGAATCTCCGTTGCCGCCGTAAAGGTTGCTGGTTTCGTATTCGTGTCCGTTTATTTTTCCGCCCGGCAGAATTTCAGGGAGGAGTTGTTTGGCGTAAGATAAGAGGTGTTTTGATAGGCCGTTAAAATTCACGTGTTGCTCCTGTTTTTTATATTTTGCACTTATTTATTGCCTCATCAGATGATCTCGCAATAAACGATATGCCGCCCGCGGCCCGCACAGCCGATAAAAACGTTTTTTGTTTTCCGGAGGCCCTGCCGGATGGGGTTTTAACCTCGCACGCGGTAAATACAGCAACGGTTCTGCCGACCATATCAGGCGTTATTTTGACAGGTTTCCATCCGATGTAATCAGATGAGCCCTTGCATAGGCCGGCGTGTATTGGCCTTGGATTATGTATTATTATATCACCGTTGTCCAGTTTTGTGATTTTATCTCCGCGCCAGGCGAACGCCACATTATTCCGAAAAAGACGCGCGCCGATCTTGGAGAGGGCGAGGTGTATTGTTTTTCCGATGTTGTGTTCGTTCACGCGCGGATCACCTCCCACCCGGAGCTCTCAGAAAGCGACCTTGCGGTTTTTCTGCACGCGTGCGCGCTGATATGTTCGATGGATTCAAGAACAATCTTTCCGTTTATTGACTGAACATAAATAATATTATTTTCGATGATAATGCGAAATTTTCTTGGTTTTTCAGCACGAATGCTCTCGGCTGCGAATTTTGTCCGGTAATAATCGTTTTGACGTTTGAGTTTTGCGTTCTCGTGCATGGCTGATAAAACCGCAAGAATCATAGACACCAGAGAAATTGAAATAAAAATTTCTGTCATAATAGCCTCCTGTATTTAACCTCATGGTTTATTTTTTTGGCATGGTCGATTCCAAGCTGCATCCCTCTCGATATGCCGTGATCTATATAAACCACCGTATAGTCGGCAGATTTGCGCCACACAAACCCGGCATTTATTCCGAGCATACGCTCATTTTTAATTGTGTCATCCAGGCATTGCGTGTATAACAGATGGCTTGCCATCGGAGCCTCACCGCGGTAAAGGCAGTCGCGCATGCACTCGCGTGCGTATATCAGGTATTTTTCGGTGTCGCCTGCGTATGGGGTTTCAAGGATTATTCGTTTCATTTATCACCTCCAAAAATGGCCTTGGCCTCTCAAATCTGTCTATCCACAGCTTCGGTTTCCAGTCACAACCTTCGACCGGGTGGTCTTTGAATTTTTTCCCGCATTTACAGATTCTGTTTTTCTTTCTTGTCATTTATCCCCCTCCTCCTAACCGTCAACTCCCAGCTCCCGCCACGCAATATCACCTTAAAATTGTCTGATATTTCCGATCCGTAGGCTACCAGCTTATCCGTGAGCATTCCAATTTGCTTGAGAGTTTTCTCAATGTCTGCCTTGTACGGCAATTTTTCCTGTTTTATTCTTCCGGCGCACTCATCGCACCGGCTAGATAAATCTTTAATGTTCCAGTCTATATCCGGTATGCACGTCAAGACATCACCGGGCAAGTAAGACACGTCCGGCTGCTCATACGGAGACTCGTGTTCATATCCTCTGCGGAGCATTTCCTCTGCGAGTAAGTCGTGACGTTCTTTCATAAGTAGCGGAAAAATTTGCCCTTTGCGTCCGGACATGTTGTGTTTTTTGACAAAATTATGCCTGTGCTTATGTATATCGCCATGCTCCTCGAGAAGATGTTTCCTGCATAACATTCTCGGGTTTATCATCCACATTCTCGGGTTTATCATCCACATTCTTATCTTATCCCTCCCATTAATTTCTTTTTCTGCCTCGCGTTAAATACGTGCTTGGCCCATAACCTTGGATTTTTATATTTTCTACGCCTTCCCTCTGAGACTAATTCTTCAAGCGTTTTACATTTCCCCTGTGCCATTAATCGCTTACGCCTCAACTCTTTAACGTCAACCTCAACAAGCTCGCCGTCCTCCTCGTCAACCTTCCTGTATTTTATCTCAAACTCTGCCCCGCAAAACGAACAACGTGTTTTTCCGGGCAACTGAGCGGCAAAACATTTTTCGCATATTTTTATGTTTATTGGCTTCTCCTCTGACTGTTTTTTGTTACGGCGACCCGTTGTGAGCTCCCACTCTCTGTTTTCATCCGGCAGGCCGTGCCGTTCGCAGTTCCCGACATGATCCAAAATTATAGCGGTTTTGCCATCAACATATCTTAAAACCCGCCCAACCTGCTGAAGATACAACGCCAACGATGATGTGGGCCTAAGCAAAATAACAGCCTCCATAGACGGCAAATCGAACCCCTCGCCAAACAGATCAACGTTGGATAAAACCCTTATCTGACCTTTCCTGAATTTATCCAGGATTAAATCGCGCTCGTTTTTTGATGTTTTACCGTCTACGTGGGCCGCGGCAACACTTGCGGCGCAGAATTGCTCAACGATATGCTTTGAGTGCTTGATCGACACGGCAAACACAACAGCGCGTTTTCCGTTGCACAGCTTTTTATAGTGCTTAATCGCGTCCCCCGTGATCGTTGGCTTATCCATAAGAACGTCTAACTCTTCCTTAATATAATCACCCATGCGCTTATGTAATCCGTCTGTGTTAACGTGCGAAGGTGCATATAATTTATAAGGAGATAAATATTTATGATCGATAAGCCATGAAACGCTGGGGCCGTTAAC